CGCCGAGCCTTGCCAGCTTTGCCCGAAGTTCCCAGTCACTACTGAGCAACAGATCCTGACTGCGAGTAGCTGCGCCAGAATTGCCAGCCGTTACAATGTCCGGCCCACACTCGCTTGTGCCGCCTGTATTGCGCGTGATTGTGCGTCCGTCGCTGCTGATCGAAACGTTGCCAAGATTTTCCCAGCCTGATTCAGGTATTGCGACAATGGCCATTATTGAAGTTTCTCCAAAACGATCGTTGCCGTGTTTGTCGAGGCTCGTTGACGCTGCGGAATGGTCAATGACACATACCGCACCCCGGTATATGTGACTGCATCGCGCCGATGGTAGAAATTAAATGTGCCGGACGATCCGCGCATCAGGTTGTAGTGTGCGATCAATTGTCGGATCTCAGCCGCTGATAATCCCTCGTATTCTACCGTCCACCTACGCGCTCCGCAGGGCTGGATATTGACTTCCGCGCCGCCGTCTTCAAATTGATAGACCTCATAACCGTAATCAATCGGCTGATCAATAAGCCGTGCGATGTAGATGTTTGTGGGGAAGGGCGACGTGACTGAAAACAACCCAAACTGCGCACCGCTGGCAATGCTGGCCGGTCTGACAATAAACGCTTGTCCGGCAATCGTAAACGTCCCAAAAGTAAGCGTTGAAGCAATGCCTGTCGGCGATGTCGTGCCAAGAAACGGCGACCCAAAAGCGTTGACGTTCAACAAACCTGTTGGCCTGATCGTGGCATTGCGAAACGTGCCAAAGATTACCGTCGAGGCAATGCCCGTCGGGCTGATCGGCAATATCACATTTGCGATCGTCAGTGTGCCAAATGTCGCAGTGCTGGCCAGTCCTGTCGGCTGCATTACCGGTGCGCCTGCTGATGCGGTAAACGTGCCAAACGTCGCAGTGCTGGCAATGCCTGTAGGGTATATCGCGCGCGTGTAGGTGATAGTTATCTTTGGCCGCGCACTCGAATAAACGGTTGACTCCGCTGCGTAAAAAGTCGCCTTTGAAACGCTTGATGGAGCCGAGCCCGTGCGACTATGAATTAACCCAAGTTTTAAAACTGAGCCAATTTTAGAGGTTACATGCAGCCTGCCAGTTTGATCAAATGTGAATAAATTATTGCTGTCCGTGTCTGGGTTGTAATAAACAAATGGATTTTGGTTTGGGTATAAACCTGTTGTGTAACTCGTCAAATAAGCGAATGTGATTGGTTGAATTTTTGTCCAGTCGCCACTATTGCCCGCAACGAATGCCGTGTCGGAGTCGCCTATTTGCGCTTCTCTCAATAAGATTTGAACGCCGGTAATGTTCTCTGCTTTTCCGTTTACCGCGCCAATTGAAAACACAGTCGCAGACGTTAATACCGTTCCAGTGACACTGGTTAAATTAAACTTAAAAAACAGCTTACTCAGAAAAAATTCACCGCCGACCCCGCCTACCTTTGACCATTCTAGGCCCAGCTCAGACCCGTCAGTGGGATAAAGCGCAGAACCTGTCAGCGTAGATGCGTCTGAATAAGACGTCGATGAGCCTTGAATTGCACCATCGAAATACTGGCCGCTTGTTTGCGTGTTCCCTGTCAGGGTATCAAAGCCATATGACAGTTCGGGCATCCATCGATCTGCTATCAACTCGTCCCAGTAGTGGATAGCCCACCATAGCGGCTTAAACGCGCGGTAAACATCCATTGCCACGACTGGCCCAGGGTACGCTATCAAAACGCACTCAGGGCCATCTGACGCATAATTTACGGCATCAGGCGTGATCGATACCACGCGCATGTCAGGCCGGAGATTCAGCCGACGACGGAACGCGCCACCCAGCCAACGATGATTGGCCAGCCAGAGCAGTGCACCTTGATGCCGCTCAAACCATTCAGGGGTAAAGGCCAGCCAGTATTTGATGGGTGATGGTTTCATTTACAGCGCAAAAATTCGATTGGCTCCGCTATCCCACGACACAGTGACGCTTCCGCCGTTTGGCGTAATGGACAATCCTGTACCGCTGTCAAGGAAGGCAATCAATGGAGAGCTTGCCGCCGTGCCGGTGTCCTTGTAAACAACGAGTGCGCCGATGACATTTGTGCCGCTGACTCCGGTAAAAGTTACATCACCCGCGTCGAATACGCCGTTCGTCACCGTTTTACTTCCCAGCGTGGCAGAGTCGCCGACAACTGCCGCTGAATTCGTCGAAACGCTGCTGAAGTACTGATGCGATGAGCTGTAAGTGTATGCGTTCGTGCTGCCGCTGATGTTCACCAGCGCGACCTTGATGTTGGTGTCACTCGATAGATTGATTGCAGCTGTACCAGCGGCCTGATTTAACAGAGCCTCTTTGAATTTCGGATATAGGGCATTTGCCATTTTAGTATTCTCCTAAAAGATCGCGCCGCAGAACGCCGCGCATTTCGCCGTTTGATTTGTAATCCTGAATTACCTTCGAGACCATTACGCCCGGCTCAGTCTCCGCACGGATGATGATTACCTGGGGCTCGTTACGCCTCGATCCCTGCTCGCGCATAACTGAGCCACCACCGCCGCGATTCTCGGTCAAGAACTGACCGCCACCGCCACCGCCCCCCGGCCCGATCGCTGATATCCCGACTGCCGCCGCCGCAGCCACACCAGCTACGACACCGTACATTTTAGCCGCCGTGAAATTCTGCGTTGCTGACGTGAAGTCGTATCGTGCCATAGCTGCAAAGCCTTCAGCTAAATGGAAGATCGCTTTGACGGCTGACTGTGCCACGAGCGCACTGATGATCTGCGCGGCCATCGCCTTGAACGCCTGACCGCCGATCTTGCCAGTCATAATGAAGCCTTGAAGCATATTTTGCAGGCCACTGGCTACGCCTGAAAATACATCGGTCATCATCGTCCCGAAGTCTCCCATATTTTTTCGCACTTGGGTCAACGCTGCATTCGCACTGGCTCCGAGCTGGCCGAAGATCCCCGCGCCCCGGTCGGCGGCTTCCTGACCGGCTGCGCCAAAAATATTCAGCGGTGACGATGCGTCGGCCTCTTGTGCTGCGCGTTTGCGCGCGTCGGCTGCGTCAATCAGCTCCTGCTCTCGGTTGAGGTCTTCGGCTAAAGCGTCAAGTGCTGCGTTGCGCTGCTGCCGCTTTGCATCGATGATTTGCTGCTCTGTATTTAACCCCTCAGCAATCCTGTCAAGTGCGGCATCTCGCAACGCTTGCTCTCGATTAAGCTGATCGGCAAGTGCGTCAAGTGCTGCGTTGCCTTGTTGCTTTCGCGCATCGATTACTTTCTGCTCTGCGTTAAGCCGTTCCGCAATTTCACCAACTGCAAAATCTTGGATCTTCTTTAACGTGATGGCGTGTTCCTGCTCCAACGTAGCTATACGCAACGCTGCCAGTTCTGTTTTACTTTTATTGCCTGCGACTTTTGCCGCTTCCAGTCGGGCGGCTTCAATCTCCTCAACCTGTCGTCGTGAAATTTCCTGAAGTCTGATACCTTCGTTTTCGATCGCGGCCAATTGCGCCGCGGCAAGAGCTGCACGAGCGCGTTTGATTTCGGCCTCAGTGTTGTCAACTTTTGCAGCTCTGCCACCACCACCGCCAGATGGTTTGTCTTTTTGATTCGCCTCAAACTCTTTGCGCTTTTGTTCGCGCAGTTGCTCAAAGTCAAAATCTGCTTGTATCTCGCCTCGCCGTCGTGCATCTGCATCAGCTTTGGCCTTGTCTGCCTGCGCCTTTGCGTCTTTTGCTGCCTGATTCTTTTTGAAAGTTTCAGGCATGTAGGTCTTTTCGATCTGATCAACAACACGGCCAAAGTTGAGCAATTCCTTGTATGTGTTAACCACATCCAAGGCAAACGTTGACATTGAAAATGCCGCGCCTTTGGCTTTCACCATCAAAATATCAAGACTTTTGCCAAAATTATCAGCAGCTTCAACATCATTCTTGGACAGCTTTACACCAAAATCATCAGCTTTCTGAATCAGGTTTGCGTATGATCCGTCCATCTCCTTCATGATTTTCATCAATGAGGTCGCTGACTTGCCGAAAAGCTGCGTAGAAAGTGCGGTCTTTTGCGACCCATCGTCAAGGCTGGCAATTCGCTCAATCGCCTGTCGAAACGCTTGATCGACTGTGCCGTTAAGATCCACACCCAACGCGCGAAATGTTGCAATCATTTCCTCGTTGCCGTCTTTGGCTGACTGCAACTTGCGTTGAAATATTACAGTGGTAGAAGTAAGAGACTCAAACGACTCTCCAACAAGTGCCGACCCTGCGTAAAGCCCTTGCAGTGTTTCGATTTCAAGGTTGCTGATGTCTGCAAGATCGTTCAACGATCCGGCATATTCAGCAGTTGACATTATGGCCGCACCAAATGCGCCAGTCACCGCTACAGCCGCCCCTGCTATTCCCGCCATCGCTGCCGCGCT